TCGCCCCCCATTTCGTGTTCAACCAGTCGATCGACGACAGCACCGACTGGGCGGGGTCGCTGTTCAACACCGCGGTTTTGCGGGCCGAGTCGACATCAACCCACTGGCCGGACCCGATCGTGAACGACGACAGGAACGTGATCATGATGGTCCGGTTGGCCGGGAACACGCCGACGGACACGATCGGGCGGGTGATGGGCCCGTAGATGCGGTACAGCGGGTAGACAGGAACGTCGCCGGTCACCCTGATCATCCCGACCGTCGAGCTGGACGTGCCCGCCGGGTAGGAGCGAGCGAACGTCAGGTCGTAGGCCCGGCCCACCCCCGCGGTCGACCCCGCCCACGCCGTCGCCGAGCTCGTAGTGGTGGCGCGGGCGATGGGGTCGGCCGCGACCCACGCCAGGTGGATGTCGCGTTCCTGGTCGCCGGCGACCGCCCAGTCGTATCCCGCCGCCCGCACGACCAGTGTCCGTTCGGGGGTGCCGGGACGGTCCAGGATCCAGTGCAAAACGGGCCGGGCGGACGGAACCATGAACGGCGCGAAGTTGTCGGCCACATCATCGATCGAGCCGGCGCTCGAGGCGTAGGTGACGATGTCGGCGGTGACGGGGCGTTTCCCGAAGTAGCGGGTGCGGTCGTCGATGCCGTCCTGGTCGGGCCGGTTGTTGACGACTTCCCGGACCTCGGGGTAGCCGAGGTTGAGGTTGGTGCAGTACCAGCCGCCCGCCTCGTTCTGCAGATCGATGCTCGAGCTCCCGAGCGTCAACCAGGCCCGCCGTACACACGGTGTCGCCATGTCAGACCCTCTCGGTTTGCGCGGCCCACGCCACGCGGGCCATGAACAGGTCGATGTCGGTCTGGTCGGTGAACACGGCCTGTTCGATGTGCACGACCGGCCCGGTACGAACCGGCGACCCGGGCCCGGAGAGGGGGATGACGGCTTCGGGTCGGCTGTTGGCGGCGAGCAACGCCAACGTCGGTCTCGTGACGATCCCGCCGGTGTCGAGGAGGGGGATGTCGGGAACGTCGAACCCTTTCCCGCCGATGCCGGGCACCCACGATGGGATCTCGAACGACAGGGATCCGACGGTGCTGTTCCAGAATCGGGCGACCCCGTTGAACCCGGATTTGATCAGGTCGATGGCGCCTTGGAATTCGGTTTTGATGGGGTCGATCACCCATGTTTTGATCCAGTCCCACGCCCGTTGGAACGGGGACGTGATGACATCCCACACGGTCGAGAGGGCGTCGGCGATCCAGCCGGGGATTTTCCCGAAGAACTCTTTGGCGCCGTTCCACAGGTTGACGATGAAGTCCCAGGCGGTCCGGTACGGCCAGGTGAGAATGTCGAACAGTCCCTTGAAGATGTCGGCGATCCAGCCGGGCACCTGTTTCAGGAAATCGACGACGGCGTGGAAGGCGCCCACGATGAAATCCCACACGGCGGCGGTGGCGGATTTGATGGTGTCCCAGTTGGTGATGATGAGGTAGGCGAGCGCGGCGACGGCGGCGCCGATCACGACGAACGGGGCGATGGCGAGCAGGGTGGCGGCGGCGGCGGCGAGCGCGCCGGCGGCCCACGCCAGGAAAGCGGGGACGAGCATGGCGAGGATGACGGCGCCGATGGCGCCGAGGCCGATGGCGATGGATTGCGCCAACGTCTGGTTCTGGGTCATCCAGTCGCTCATCCAGGTGAGCGGGGCGATGACGGCGTTGATGGCGTAGACGAGCCCGATCGACAGGATCTCGGCCAGTTTCACGAACACCGGCAGTATCGGCATGAGCGCGGGCAGCAGATCCTGGATGAGAACGGTGGCCAGCTCGCCGATAACGGGTAGCAGCGGCGTGAACGCGTCGACGAGTTGCACGACGAACGGGGCGAGTTTCACGAACGCGGTGGCGATCGTCGTTCCCAGTTTCCCGAGGACGGGGACGATGGCGGCGAGGACCGGTTTGAGGGCGCCGGCCAACGATTTGACGACATCACCGATCGGGCCCATCAATCCTTTGAGCACGTCGAACACGTCGCCGATCACACCGCGCAGGTCGGGCATGGTCACCAGGAGCGCGGCGACGGTGGACCCCAACGGCCCGAACGCGGACGTGACACCGGAGACGATTCCGCCCAACGGTCCGAACGCCGACGCCAGGTTCGCGCCACCGGTTTTCAACAGCATCCCGACGATGGGGGCGAGGACCGGGGCCAGGTCTTTCAACGCGCCGAACAGGTTCGAAATGGACTGGGCGCCGCCGGCAGCGAAATCGCCGACCTTGGCGATGAGCGAGTCGAGGAACGGGGAAACTTTCGACAGGGCGGGGCCCAACACGTTCAGGACGGCGTTGACGATGGGCGTGACGAGCGGTTCGAGTTTGCGTAACAGGTCGGCGAACTTGTTCGCCCATTCGAGCGCGAGGCCGCCGCCCGCTTTGGAGATGAACGGTTCCACGATGGCGGACCCGATGTCCCGCATCGCGCCTTTGACGCGGTCGGTGGCACCGGCCCACGTGTTCTTCACGTTGGCGGCGGCGCCGGCGTAGGTGACCGCCATCTGGTCGGTGAGGGTTTGCAGCGCGGTTTGGGCGTCGAGGGTGCCGTTGGTGATGTCGTCGCGGATCTGCTGGGCGGTTTCGCCCATGCCCTGGCCGATGAGTTTGGCGGCGTCGATCCCCCGGTAGCCGAGCTGGTTGAGGGTTTCGGCGGTGATCTTCCCGGTCGACTGGACCTTGGAGAGAATGTCGGCGATCTCGTTGATCTGGGTTGCCGACCCGCCGGTGGCGGCGACCGCGTTCTGGATGGCGTCGAGGGTCGGGATCACGTCTTTGGCCGCGAACCCGAACGCCAACATCTGTTGGGTTGCTTCGATGAAGTTCTGGCGGGGGAACGGCGACGTTTTCGCGAACCCGGCCAGATCCGACATCATCTGGGTGGCGGCGTCGGCGGAACCGAGAATGGTTTTGAACGCCGCCTGGGATGTTTGGGCGAGAACGTTGTACGACTTGCCGCTGGTGACGACGGCGGCGGAGAACCCGGCGACGGCGCCGGCGCCGATCGTGAACGACGTGGCGACGACATCGCCGACCTTTTTGAAACCGGACGAGATCGACGAGCCGACCTTGTCGAGCTGCCCGGCGGCCCGGTCGATGCTGGACGTGTCGGCGACGAACCGTACGGGAACGTCAGCCATTACCGGGCCCTGCCCCGCGACCGTCGGGCTTCGGCTCGGCGCCGTTCCCGCGCCTCATCGCGTAACACCCGGTCCATCTCGTCGAGCAGGCCGACCGGTAGCCGCATCACGTCGGCCGGGTTCAACCGCCAGACGCGGGCAACACGGCAGGCGCGGCGCCATTGCTGCCCGCGGACGGTTCCCCCGCGGCGTCCGGTGCGTTCACGATCTCGAGGTCGGTCATGTGCAACGCCAACGCCTGGTCGAACGTGTAGGCCGGGTCGGTGCGGCGGGCGACCACGCACGCCAGCGCGGCGACAGCGCGAGGTTGCGCCGGTCCGGTCATGGCGTCCTGCAACGACATTCCCAGCAGTTCGCCGACTTCGGCGAGCTCGCCGAGGGTGAGGTCGGCCATGTCGATCCGGACCTTTTCAGCGGTCATGTTCGGGCCGCGAGCTGGTCGGCGAGACGTTCCATCCGCTGGGTGAACATGACCGCTGCGCCGTCGACACCGGCGGCGACGGCGTGGGAGCGGTGTTCGATGTACCGGGCGTACGGGAGGCCGGCGCCGTAGGTGACAGCCCACCCGTCGCGGTCGGGGACGGCGGCGACGGTGGAAGCCAACCGGCCGGTACGGCGCGGCACCCCGGCGGCGACCTGGTGGGCGGTGTAGTCGGCTTGGGCGCGGGCGCCGGCGTCGGCGCCGCTGGCGAGCGCGGCCGCGAGCCGGCCGGTGGCCGCGACCAGCGGGGCCATGTCGACTTCGACGTTCACGCCGCCGAACCCTCACCGGCCGGTCCGGCCGGTTGGGTGCCGGCGGTCGCCGGTGCCGTGGCGGCAGTGACAGTGGGGTCGACAATCCCGAAGTCCGGGTCGCCCTGGACGGCGAGGACGAGGTCGATTTCGGATGCTTCGCCGGGGGCGGCGTCGATGAACGGCAACTGCTTCACGACACAGGTGCCGGACATGACCGGGTTGTCGACCGACGCGGTGGCCTGGTCCGGTTTGATCACGAACGGGACCACGGTCCCGCACAACGGGTGGATGAGCGTCCACGACCCGTCGGCGCCGTAGGACTGGGCGAGCGTGAACGTGACCGTCCACTTCGGCGCCTTGTACGACGTGTACGACCCGCAGAACGTTTCGATGGTGTTCTCGTCCTGGTCGGCGGTGGCGGTCAGGTTCGTGCCCGCGCACGAGATCTCGACGCCGGTGCCGGTGGGGCCCAACTGGACCCAGGGGTGGTCGAGGATGAACGGGGCAGCGTCGACGGTTTGCATGGACATGGTCAGGTTCCTCCAGTGGTGGTGACGGGGCGGCGTAGCTGGATACGGGCAGCCAAGTAGGTGATCTGGGCGATCTCGAACGGGCCGGGACTGAGGGTCTGGTACGGCCGCAGCCGGGCTTGGGCGAGCGCGGTGACGGCGCCGTCGACGAGGGCCTCGAGGGTGGGGTAGTTCGCTTCCGGGGTGAGGCGGGCGGCGACGGCGATGACTTCGAGTTGGGCGAGGTCGGTGCACACCGACTCGACTGTCCGCCACGGGTCCGGCCCCCACCGCACCATGTAGCACGGCGGTTCGACCGCGTCGACGGGCGCGTCGAACACCGTCCAGTCCCCCGCGGTCACGTCCGGGATGCCGGACAGGGCGGCGGTCACGGCGGCGCGCAGCTCACCGAGATTCACCGGACCGCCCCTAGGCGATGCCGAACTGTTGGGTGAGCGGGATCAGGGTCGCCGCGTGCCGGGCGAACCCGTCGTTGGGGACTTTGAGGATGCCGGTGTCGGCGAACCCGACCCCCCCGAACGTCGCATCGTTGGCTTTGTAGAACTCGACGCCGCGGTCGACGTTCACGCGCACGACGAGCTCGGGCGCCGGGTCCGGCAGCGGGTCGTCGGGTAGCCGGTCGAGGGCATGGTCGATCTCCGACGCGGCAGCGTCGAGACACGATTCGAGCAAGTCCTGGTTCTTGGCGGTGACCTGGACGCGCAACGCGGCAGCGAGCTCGTCGACGGTCGCGTACGCCACCGGTCATTCCGACGACTGCGGCTCGCCGTGTTGGCCGTGGGTTGCAGCGATGTCGTCGGCGGGGAACTGGCCGGCGGTGTCGTGCGACGACGGCCCCTCCCGGGACTCGGTGTCGTTGTCCTGGTCGCCGTCGTCGCCGTTGTCGGGTGGGGTGGACGGCTGGATGGGCTGGTCGGGTGCGGTCGGTTCGCTCATGGCGATCGTTTCCCTTCTAGGCGGGGGTGCCGAGTTTCGTGAACGCGGCGGTGTCGATGACCTTGGCCACGAACGCGCCGATGACACCGACTTCCATGCCGCCCAACGCCGGTTCCACGGCCCGCAGCTCGACCGGCGCGCCGGCGGTTTCGGCGACCAGCAGCGCGGACGAGGCGCCGACGATGACGGTGCCGGCGGGGAGCCCGTTCGAGATCACCAGTTGCAGGCCGGCGATGTTCCCGGACCCGGTCGACAGGCTGAACCCGCCGGTGGACAGGAACACCGGCGACTGGTTCGACACCAGCCCGACGAGGTGGTAGCCGGTGGTCGGGTCGGCGTAGATGGTGTCGGCCCGCCGGTTCGTGGACCGGTAGATGTCCCCCGCGGCCGACGCGATAGCGGCCATCCACCCGGCGAGATCGTCGGACGCGGGCGGCGCGCCGGTCGCGAGCTGCGCCAGGACGGTGCCGGTGGCGGCCTCGGTTTGGCGGGCGTACGCCTCGGCGGCGAGGTCGAACCACAGTTGCAGCGCGTCGGGCGTGGACCAGTTGATGGCCTGCCACGAGATGTCACCGGCGCCGACATAGGTGTCGGCGGTGACGGTCACGAAGTTGACGGTCATCTTCGAGGACGGCGCCTCGGTCTTCTCCGCCGTCTGCTTCCCCACCGACGGTCGCGACGCGATCGACGGGTACATCAACTGGCCGGACGTGAGCCCGATACGGCGGGCGGACTCGACGATGGGCCGGGACGTGGAGATGACCTCCACGATCTGGGTCAGGTACTGGGGTGGGATCAGGCCCATCACGTCCGACGACAGGGTGTTGGCCACCGCCCGGCTGATGCGGTCCTCCGCTTGCTGGCGGGCGCCGGGCCCGGCCCGTTGCGCGATCTGGTCGTAGCGGACGATCAGCTGGTCGCGGGCGTACTGCGCGAACGTCCGGTACACGACCGGGTCCGGTTCCGGAGATACCAGTTCGACCGCGCCTCGGCGGACCGGCTCGGGGAGCTGCACCGAAGCGCGCTGGTGGCGGGCGCGGGTCACCTCGAGCTGTTCGAGCTGTTCGAGCTGCGGGTCGATCTCCGATTCGATGCGTGCGTGGTTGCGGGCGATCAGGTTCCGTTCCGCGTCGGACAGGTCACGTTCGTCGGCTTCGGCGCCGTCGGTGATCTGGTCGCATTGCGACAGCAGCTGGTCACGTTCGTCTTGCAGACGGGAAAGCACCGCGTTCGGCATGGGTCACCCCTGTGGGACGTTCGACATGGTGTCGTTCGTCGCGTCGCCGGGTGCCGGGCTCGCGGCTTCCGGGGTGCCCGCCCGCCGGCGGGGGTGTCGGGGTGCCGTTTCCGGGGTGCGGTGCCTAGCTGGGAACTCGCGGTGAGCGTACGCGCAGCCGGGCCGTGATGTCACGCATCTCGTCGACCGCTGACACCGGCCCGGTCCGTACAGCTAGCACCCGGGCGGTTTCGTAAGCGGGGGTCGACGTGAGCCCGACATGCAGCAGCGACGCCAACGTCCGTTCGATGGTGCCGTCGTCGAGGCGGTGGGTGCCGTGGGGGTAGACGACGGCGTGGACGGACATGGAGTGCAGGATCCCGGCCCGGACGAGCTCGAGGGCATGGTCGCCGACGGTGCCGTCGACCATCGCGAACTCGCCGTAGAGGCCGTCGGGTTCCTCGCGCAGCACTCGGGCCCGGCCGATCCGGCCGGTGATGGTCTCGTCGTGTTCGTGGCGTAACTCCACCCGCGGCGCGGCCCGAACGCACCGGCGAAACGCGCCGGGCCGGAACACTTCGGTGTACGGGACGCCACCGTCGCCGTCGGCGACCATCGACGGGGTGTTGTAGGGGACGCACCGGCCGATGACGGTGCGGCCGTCGCCGAGCTCGAAGGCGGCGTCGAACCGGCGGGAAACGGTTTCGCTCATGGCACAACCTCCACCACGGCCGGGGCGGGGGTGGGTGCGTCGGTGGGACGGGCGGCGGGGAGCGCGGCGGGAACCTCGGCGGTGCTTTCGAGGGGTGGACGGTTCTCGAGCTGGCGGACCTCGTCGACGGTTTCGAACCCGGCGTCGATGGCGATCTTGTGGGCGTTGAACCGGTCCAACGTCTGGCTGCGTAGCAGGGCGTCGGGGTTGAACCGCAACCGTTGCCCGCTGGGGAGCCAGGCGTTGAACGCCCGTTGCAGGCGGATGCACATCGGCTGCAACGTCTGCACCCACAGCCGGGTCATCTCGCCTTCGACGGTGGAGTAGGTGAGGCTGTCGCCGGTGGACCCGCCCAGCATGTACGGCGGCAGCCCGAACATCACCGCGATCGATGTCGCCGACCACCGTTGGCTTTCGATCAACTGGACATCGCGGGGGGTGACGGTCAGGGGCTGGTAGGTGACGCCGCCGGACAGGACGGCGGGCACGGACCGGCCCCGCCCGGTCGACGTGGCCCACTGGGTTTGCAGCGCGGCGGCCTGGTCCTTGTTCAACCGCAACGGGTGGGTGAGCACCGCCGGCGGCACCGGATTCGACAATGAATCCGTGGCATACGACTGGGCGGCGTAGGCGGCCGCCAACGCCGAACCGGGGCCGGCGTTCACGTCCAGGATCCCCAGCCCGACCGGCGCGCCCGGCGGCCGCTGCCACCGGACATGCAGCAGCTCGAGCGGCGACGGGTTCGCCAAAACCATCTCGCCACCGGATCCGGTCGTCCACCGGTACTGCCACCCCCCGGCCGGCGCCGGTTCGACGGTCACGGTGTCGGGGTTCAACACGTAGAACGACTCCGGGTAGCCGGTCCAGTCGTACCCGGTGACCAGCAGGTAGGCGTTCCCGCGCAACACCAGCGACCACAGGATCTGGCCGACCTCGTCCGTCCACCCCACCACGTCACCGGCCGGTCTCGCGACGAACGGCGGTTCCGGGAGCTGCTCGTAGTCGCCCCGCAGGCGTTGCACCGGCAGCGTGCCGATCTCGTCGGCGTAGATCGCCAACGCCCGATAGACGGCCGCCACCGACAGCGCGGTGCGGGCGGTGACGGGCATCTGCCACCACTGCGCGCCGGTGTCGGAAACGAAGACCGACGTGTACGGGCCCGGGATCGGCCACCACGACGGCGGCGACCACTGCCTGGCGATCGTTCGCGCCCGGTCGATGACGCCCATGCGCTGCCCAGTGTCGCGCTAACTCCCGCGAACTACCGGGAATCCAGGAAATTCTGGAAATTCAGGAAATTCAGAAGATTGCTGGGGCGGCGTGGCGTTCGGTGTCCCGGGCCGTCCACCACGCCAACCGCGCCGCCCGGGCGGCGTCGACGGGCCGGCCGTCGTCCGGGGCGACGAGACGAAGCTGCCCGTCGGGGGTCGACGAACCCACCGTCGCGGCGATGTGCGCCGCCAACGTCGGATCATGATCGTGCGCGACCCGGCCTTCGACGATGGCACGGCGGAACTCCGTCGACGACCCGACCTCGAGCTCCTTGGTGTCCTGCCACACCCGCACCGGCATCCCCGCGTCGGTCATCCTGCCCACCAAGTTCGGCAGGATCCGAGGCTGGACCACCAGCGTCAACACCTGCCACCGGTCGAACGCGTCCGCCAACACCGACTCAAGCTCGGCCTCGGTCACCGACTCGGCGATCCAGGCGGTGAACAGCCCGCCGTCCAACGTGGCCCCGATCAACGCGAACGAGCTGGCGAACGTGCCCGCCAGGCCCAACACGATCTCCGCATCCGGGTCCGCCGGCGGCACGTTCGGGCAGTCATCCCACGCCGTGCCCGGCAGCCACCCCGCCAACGTGGCGTCCACCCACTGCCCCAACCGGTACATGCGGAACTCGGCCTCCGACACCAGCTGCAGCTCCGCCTCGAGAACGGCGGCATCCAACAGGCCGGCCTTGATGCCCGGGTTAGCTCGATGCCACTCCCGCCGGTCATCGACCGCGCACCCCGCCGCCGCCGCGTGTTCGACCCACGTCACCTGCGCCCCCTCCGCGGCCCGTTCCCGCAACCCGAACAGCGCCGACGTTTGCGCGTTCGGCGCCGGCGTCCCGATCGCCAACACCAGCGACTCAGCCCGCTTCCCGGCGCCCTGCATCACCGCCGCGAACACCGCCGGAGTGATCGTCTGCGCCTCGTCGACCAACGCGATCGTCGGGTTCAACCCCTGCAACCCGTCCACATCGGCGGGGAGCGTGACCAGCGTCCCGTTGTTCCACCGCGACCACACCCGACGGTCATTGATCGCCGAGTACGGGACCACCCGGCCCTCGAGCTCCGGGTGCGAGCGGACCATCGCCGCGATCGGCTCCAACAGGTTGCGGGTCGCCTGCTTCCCGTTGAACGC